CCATGATTGTGTCGAAATCCATATCACTCACCTGAGTTTCTTTCCAGCCAGCGACGGGCACCATTTTCGGTTTTAAACGTTTTGCTTTTGGTATACGTCATCGCGGTGAATGTGCCGTCCTGGTTGGGAAACACGCCGTACACCAGAGATTCGTTGTTGCCAAGCTCGATAGTATCCATGCTGACCTCATTTCCCCTTAACGCCGGGTGGCGGAACTAAAACCTACAGCGCCGTGCTGTTTTTGATAGAAATATTAGTAACGCGGATATTTTAAGTCAACAGTATGGCGTATGATATTTTTGATTTGGTAACTATGTAAATGTTTTTTCAAGGGAAAAATATTAGTTATACAGCTGATTTGCAGAAGTTATGGCACAAAAAAACCGACTAAGACGTCGGTTTTTTTTGTTGTGGATGGGGTAGTGAGCGGTGGCTACTGGTTACGTTTCTTTAGTGCCAGCATGTTCTCGAAGGCTTCCTCGTAGAGCTTGTTTAGTCCACGTAGCTGGTTAAGGAGTTTGGCTTTTTCTGACGCAGGTAGAATCTCGAAGAGGTTAAGTAACTCTGCCTGTTCTTCATTGACCAGCCTCCATCCTTTGCCTGAAAAGTTATCATCATAAGTATCTGATGATCTTACATAATTCATTAAGTCTTTAAGGTCTTCTCGAATGTCCTCTGGTTTTACCTTTAACAGAGCCGCAAATTTTAGCGCAGCGTCGGTATTTACCGGTATCTTGCCGTTCAGATACTGGCTAACGGTGCCTTGAGATTCGAATCCCAACAACTCAGCCGCCAGCTCTTGAGTCAGCTTCAGCTCTTTTTTTCTTGCATTCCATGCGGCTTTTAAATTCTTGCTCGCTTCTGGAGTTGCAATCACTTCGCGTGTTTTTTTCATACATAGAGTTTATTTGTTTTACCAATATTATCAAAGATAGTCTGGCTATTGATCTTTAAAATTAGCGGGGCTAATATTTGCTCGAGGCATAACGTAGAAGGTTGGCTATGAACTTAAGAGACTATTTAAAAGAGAAACATATCACCCAGCTACAGTTTGGGAAGCTAACGGGTTTATCTCAGGTGCATGTAAGTCGAGTGCTGGGGGGCTATGAAAGATTCAGCCCTGAAAAAGCATTACGTGTTGCTGAAGTAACGAATTTCGAGGTTACACCTCATGAACTCCGGCCTGATATTTACCCGAATCCAACCGACGGCTTACCTGTTGGATTCAAGGCTAACACACCAAATGCATCGGAGTTGATTCATGAAAATCAGGCATGAGCACATCCGCATGGCGATGAATGCCTGGGCGCATCCGGACGGTGAAAAAGTTCCGGCAGCTGAAATAACCCGGGCTTATTTTGAGCTTGGTATGACGTTCCCGGAATTATATGACGACAGCCATCCGGAAGCCCTGGCTCGCAATACCCAGAAAATTTTCCGCTGGGTGGAGAAAGACACTCCTGATGCGGTTAAAAAAATTCAGGCGTTGTTACCAGCGATCGAAAAAGCAATGCCGCCTCTGCTGGTGGCCCGAATGCGCAGCCACAGTTCAGCTTATTTTCGGGAGCTGGTGGAGACGCGGGAACGACTGGTGAGAGACGCTGATGATTTTGTCGCAGTGGCGATCGCTGGTTTCAACCAGATGAATCGTGGTGGCCCTGCAGGAAATATTGTGGCTGTGCATTGACTCGCAATATTCATACCGGATCACTTCCGGCAATTTGTGAGTAAAAAGATTCGGTATCAGAAGAGGTGAGTATGGCTAACGCCTGGCTCAGATTATGGCATGACATGCCAAATGACCCTAAGTGGCGAACAATTGCCAGGGTGTCAGGGCAGCCAATTGCAACAGTGATGGCAGTGTATATCCACCTTCTGGTGAGCGCGTCACGAAATGTCACGACATGTCACGGCGTGTCACTACGTGGTCACATTGATGTCACGACGGAAGATTTAGCAAGTGCGCTTGATGTGACGGAAGAAGTAATTGATTCAATTTTACAGGCAATGCAGGGGCGGGTACTTGATGGAGATTTAATCACCGGATGGGAAAAACGCCAGGTACTGAAAGAGGACAATGGCAACGTTTCACAAACCGCGAAATCCCCGGCAGAGCGCAAGAGAGCGCAGCGCGAGAGGGAAAAATTACGAAAACAGAATGAGGGGTGTCACGACGAGTCACGCATATGTCACGACATGTCACGACGAGTCACGACAGATAAAGATACAGATAAAGAATTAAACCCCACACATAACGCGCACGTGCGCGAGAGTGCTCCGACCAGTGAGTCGAGTGGTACGCCGTTGCAGGCAGCAGAACCTGCATCCCTGGATGGACTGAGCGAACCCATCGGGAAATTTCCGATGGTCGATGACTGGCATCCGTCGCCGGATTTTCGACGACGGGCTGCGTTGTGGGGGATGGCTTTGCCGGAGCCGGAATTTACACCTGCTGAACTTGCCGCTTTCCGGGACTACTGGGCAGCGGAGGGGAAAGTTTTCACGCAGGTTCAGTGGGAGCAGAAATTCGCCCGTCACGTAAATCACGTCAGGGCGCAGGTTAAGCCAGTCAGCAAGGGGGTAAACCATGCAGCAGCACCAGGTGGCACCGCATCACGGGCAGTTCAGGAAATTCGGGCAGCACGTGAGCAGTGGGAACGTGAAAACGGATTTATCAGCGACGGAAACGGTCTGGAAGCTGTGGGAACTCATGGGGGAGGTTTATTCGAACCGCTGGACCCAGAAGAACGGGGCCGCACCTTCGAAGCTCTGGATTGCACAGATTGGCGCGATGACTGAGCAGCAAATCCGACAGGTCTGCCGCCAGTGCATGGACCGCTGCCGGGCGGGTGAAACATGGCCTCCGGACCTGGCTGAGTTTGTGGCGCTGATTTCAGAAAGCGGGGCCAATCCATTTGGCCTGACGGTGGATGCTGTGATGGAGGAGTACCGCCGCTGGCGTGATGAGTCCTGGCGATATGACGGAAGCGACAAATATCCGTGGCCTCAGCCTGTGCTGTACCACATCTGCCTCGAAATGCGTACCAGAGGGATTGAGCGCCAGATGACGCAGGGTGAGTTAAAACGACTTGCGGAACGGCAACTGACGAAATGGGCAAAGCATGTTGGTAACGGGATGAGTGTTCCGCCAGTGCGACGACAACTGGAAGGGGCGAAACACCCGCAAGGGCCAACGCCAATTGAACGGCTGAAACAGGAATACGAACGCCGGAAGGCAGCTGGTTTTATTTGAATCTGAGAAACGATTTTGTCGGAGGAAATTTTAATGGAAACCGTATTTGACGCACTGAAAGCAATGGGAAAAGCCACATCGGTAGAACTGGCCGCGCGACTTGATATCAGTCGTGAAGAGGTTCTCAACGAGCTGTGGGAACTCAAAAGAAAAGGCGTCGTTGATAAAACTGGTCACACCTGGTTTCTGGCTGGCGAAGGTGAATCCCGGGTAACCGAAGAGCGGCCAGTAAAATCTGAAGCACAGGATATGCTGACCGGGGAGGTCGAACAAAAAGTTACCGCAGACATGATGATTGAGTTTATCGGTCAGGATGGGGCTAAAACGTGTGAGGAACTGGCGGGTAAGTTCGGTGTCAGTACTCGCAAGGTTGCTTCCACGCTGGCGGTGGTAACCGCAACGGGGCGGCTGGCACGCGTTAATCAGAACGGTAAATTTCGTTACTGCATGCCGGGCGATAATTTACCAGCAGAGCCGAAAGCCGCGCTGGTAACGGAAAGTGATGGTAAGGCCTTTCCTCAGCCAGCAGGTGCTGCGTTACCAGTCCGGGAAGCCGCAACACAGGAAGAAATTAAAACAGAAACTGTGGCGGACATTGTGCAGCCGTTGCCATCGTTTACCGAAACGCAAGCAGATGAGCTGATTTTTCCGTCCCTTCGCAGGGCAAACCTGGCGCTGCGCAGGGCGAAAAGTGATGTTCAGAAGTGGGAGCGAGTCTGCGCCGCGCTGCGGGAGCTGAACAAGCACCGGGATATTGTTCGACAGATTACTGATTCTTCCCGCCGTGTTGTATCGGAAAAGTGATTGCCGGAGGCGCTTATGGCAAAAGTATTTACACAAGAAGAGCGGGAAAAAATTAAAGGGCAGGTTGTTGAACTTGTACGTCTGAGCGGTCGCGAGACGTTGCGGCAACTGGAAGCCAAGACAGGTGCGACAAGATATCTGATGAGTGTTCTCGCCAGAGAGCTGGTTGCCAGTGGCGATGTATACAACTCTGGTTACGGGTTATTCCCGTCTGAACAGGCGCGTAAGGACTGGCAAAATGCTCGCAAAAAACTCTCAAGGGCAAAGGTGAAGAAACCTGCAGTGGTTGATCCGGACCTTATCTGGTCGTTACCAGACGGCGAAATACGCCGCTACGACAGGCGCCTGAATATAATCTGTCGCGAGTGCCGGAAGAGCGAAGCTATGCAGCGTGTACTGGCATTTTATCAAGGAAATGTTAGGTATTTTAGACGTTACTAGATTAAAGAGCATTAGTTCAGATGTGAATTGACATTTTCATGGCGCAGGGTAGAGCCAGCGTGGTTGTCCGCTTTGCGTCAAAACCAGATATTACCAGATTTAGACATATATTCCCGATAGCCCTGCTCTGATGCTACACTCTGTGCTATTTTCATGACCCCAATAAAAATATTTATGACTATTGCTGATTTCAAACGGCCTAAATTGGAGCTCCCAAACGGGGCAAACAAACTACTACTGCACTCTTGCTGTGCTCCATGTTCCGGTGAAGTGATGGAGGCGCTTCAGGCCTCGGGAATCGACTACACCATCTTTTTCTACAACCCGAACATTCATCCTCAGAAAGAGTATTTAATTCGTAAGGATGAAAATATTCGCTTTGCTGAACAACACGGCGTGCCGTTTATCGATGCTGATTACGACACCGACAACTGGTTTGAACGTGCCAAAGGAATGGAATGGGAGCCTGAGAGGGGGATCCGTTGTACCATGTGTTTTGACATGCGTTTTGAGCGGACAGCGTTGTACGCTGCTGAAAATGGTTTCAGTGTGATCAGCAGTTCACTGGGCATTTCACGCTGGAAAAATATGCAGCAGGTTAACGAGTGTGGGCGGCGAGCTGTTGCGCATTATCCGGGTATGGTGTACTGGGATTATAACTGGCGCAAGCAGGGCGGCTCGTCCCGTATGATTGAAATCAGCAAGCGCGAAAAATTCTATCAGCAGGAATATTGTGGCTGTGTGTATTCTCTGCGCGATACCAATCTACACCGCAAATCTCAGGGACGCCCTCTTATCAAAATTGGCCAACTCCACTACGGAAAAGAAGAGAAGGAGTGATTTTATGGATCACCTTTCTGATTGATTTCATATTGGCGAGGTGACGTGAGTTAAGTAGAATGGCTGCGGGTGCTTGAGGCTATCTGTCTCAGGCATGAACACTGAAAGGCAGATAGAGAAAAGCCCCAGTTAACATTTCG